ATCACCTTTCTGGTGTGGAGGTTTAATCTATATTTAGTAATTTTTATTAACCCAAATTCTATGAATATTTATATCTTTTATAAAGTTATAATTTGTAACAGTCATATACGCGTTAATTTCTTTTTCAAATTTTTTCAAGTAGTTATATGAATCTTTGACATAACAATGTAATTCGCTTGTTGTGTTTACTTCCATAATTTCTACAAAGTCATTGTAATCAAGTAGTGATAATAAGTCAATTAGTTTCATTTTTATTGTCCCTTTCCTTATCTTCCTCTTTATTATATCATAGTTTTATTTAATCGTCAACTATTTTAACTTTAAATTCTTTTAATAACTCACATGCGTATTCATATTGTAAGTCATTTGTCAGCATTTTAACACTGCACATTTCTATCACTTTATCTGTCAAACACACTCTAACTAACAAGTTAGGAAGTTTTCCATTATGCAAATAACCAGTTACTCCATTACATCTATTTATATACCACGTAAAATCCAAATCATTTTCACTCAATAGTTTTTTGCTAACGCTTAGCATTTTTCTATGTTTATCATTATTCTTCATCATTATTTTTCCTTTCTACATTTATTTCTGCACAATATATTGCTGTAATCGCCATAATAGCAACACAACTCACTATTGTCAAACACATAATATCCATTATTTTTTTCCTCCTAAAGATAATCTTTGCACACCTGTTAACATAAGGTTTATTGTTGTATTAGTGTGCTTACGAAGTTAGTTTTAAAGCAACTGCATCCGCCACTTCTTATGGTTTTCTTTACAATATCATAATAGTCTTCAAATTGAACATAATAACAGGCGTCACTTTTTACCCACTCATGTTTAGCGCAAATTTTTAAAAATTCAAAAAACGTTTTTCTTGTTACAACTTCTCCGTTAATGTAATAGTTTCTTTTTAACTTCATTTTCATTCTCCTTTAAATTTCTAAAATCTTTAGCACGCGCATCAGACTGTTCAACTCATCTATGCGAATTAGTATGTTGTTGAGCATTGGGCTGTCTTTTTCACACATATTAAGCATTGTTTCCAAACTATCAATTCTGTCTCTTATCGCGTACTTAATACTGGCATATGTTTCCATTTTATCACATCCTTTCTATCTCCACCATAAAGTGTATTTTACTAATTTCATTTATCAAGCGCACCGTCCTTAATATCTATAACGCATAAAAATGTCGGGTCATTTTCCATTATATCTGTTGAAGTGGCTTCACATTCCATTAAATAATAACCTAACGTTCTTCTTGCTTCTTTTAAATCGCCAAAAAATATGATGTGGTCATGGTATTCTATTCCTACCATTTCATAACTTCTGTTTTCTTCTAACTTTTTTAGTATAGTATTTACAGTTTCCATTGTATCATCCTCTTTCTATCTCCACCACAAAGCCAGAAACAGCACTATTAATGCTGTTTCGGCGATAAACCATAAAGCGTATTTTGCTAATTTCATACTATTACCTCACTCCAGAAAGTATGTACATAGTTGAAATTATTTCCGTTTCTTATTTCAGTTTTGACATAATCATAATAATCTTCAAAGCAGTACCATGCACTATTTCTGTTTATCCACTGATTATACACCTCAACTTTAAGATATTTGAAAAATGTGTATCTCGAAACTTCTTCTCCGTCAATGTAATATTCTCTTTTCATTTTTCTTGCACCTCTCTTTCGCTTTCATCAATTTCAACAATTACTCTATATTCCCAGTCCCACAGGTATTCAACGTGTTTTATTATAAACAAACGTGAAAGACCCCAGTACACTTCTTTCGGTGACATGTACGCGATTGTGGTACCATTGTATATAATCTGAAGTTTATCTGCTTTATTATTCTCCATTAGTTTATAAGCCAGTTCTACCAGTGTTGTTTTCATTTTCTTTTCTCCTTTAAGGGGTTACCTTTATTACACTTATATTATAACAAAAGAAGACTAAAAAGTCAACTACTTTTTAGCCTTAATTTCAAATTTATCATTCATTAAAGCCACCCCTCCTTTTACTTGGTGACCGATTAACTTTTGGTCAGATTTAAAGCCAACTTTGAAAGCGTCATAAGTTAATATATCTTTTATTTTGTCTGGCATTCCTGCACACTTAACTTCAAGCAGATACATGCTTCCCCTTTCATATCCAAAGTGCGGCGGTTTTTGTTCTACAAAATCTTTCCACGGCATACCGCTTTCTTTATGCTCTTTTTCATATTCTTTTACTTTAGATAACCATTTCTTTTTTTCTTTGTTTGTTTTGCATATAACTTTATCAATATAAGTTTTTTGACGTAAATATTTTGCTCCTATATTGTATGTTTCGACTTTCCAACAATCTAGGTGCGTATCATGAATTTTTATGCTTTTAGGTATATGCCACCCAATCATATGTACGCTGTCAGTGTCGACATAAATGAAACGGTCTTTGTCAGATTTATAATTTATATATGATTCGTTAACTTTGTCTATTGTACTGATTATGTCATATCTAGACCATGCAGTAATAAATATTGCTAGCGGCAAATATATAGGGTCTTTTATAGTTACATCCTCAACTTCAATAACTTCTCCGTCTTCTTTAAATTCTGGATGAGTTGGAACGCGGAATTTTAGCACATCATTAAGCAAATAAGGTTCTTTTTCTTTTACTTCTGGATTCGTCCCAAATTTTCCGTATAACGCATTCATGCGTAGTTTCGCCATAAGCCTTTTCACACCCTCACTTGTTTCCTTTGTTTTCATCAGAGAATTTATATAATCGTTAAAAAATTGTCCTTTTGCTGTTTTAAAATAAAAACCATCCAAGTACTCAATATCATATACGTTGTAATGTTTAAAGAATATTTCTAGGTCTGGTGATGGTAGCCATAATTCAACTTGCTCGTCTATATAATCATCAATTTTACTATGTTCAAGATATTCTGTATCACAATAACGAACAGTCTTTTTTATTTGTATTGTTGGGATATATCTATCTTTTACATCAAATCGGCATAAGAAATGCTGAATATAACATTTACTATCACCAGTATATTCCCCCTCAAAATAATTTGGAAGTCCGTATGGCATTTCCCTTGTGCACATCATAGACGGGTGCATACTATTTTTATCTATATTACAACATATGCCAATTTGTCCATTTTCTGAAATTTTTGCATATTTTTTATTAACATATACAAAACCTCCAGCATATGACTTCCGTAGCATTTTATCTGTAGCATGGTCTAAAACTGGAAAGTATTTTGTAAATTGTTTTTCTCCTCCTATATTTTCTTTAAAATTTGCTAATGTATCACTTCCTGTTGTCATCTTCTTAAATCCTTCTTCAAATAACATTTTTAATGCCCTAGCAAGTATAACAACATCATGCCGTAAATATTCTTTGTCTGTTTTGTTTAATACTCCGTTTTCTTCTCGATAAACATTATAATCTATTTCCAACTTTTGCATGTCTGAATCAAATCCGAAATTTTTAGCAATAGCTGAAATGCTATAAGGCATTTTCTTCAAACTGTCTTGTATAATTGTTTCGTGTTTGTTTCTACCTTTTACATCCCACACAATGCTTATTTGATACCAAACCCCTTGTTTATTTATCATTGTATCGAATGTTTTAGGCTCTTTTTCTTTAGACCATTTATAACCGTTTTTAAGTAGCCACCACACAATAAACGAACCGTCAAACTTTAAGTTGTGAAAAAATAACACAGGTTTATGAAGTGTTTTAACATATCCCATAAAAGAATCAATAGAAGTGCCGAATATCACGTCATAATTATCGTTATCATATACTTTGCAACACCCCCATGCCCATACATACGTTCTCATACCTGCTTCTATTTGTTCTTTCGTTAAAACTAATGTTTCAAAATCACAAGCGTATGAATTTTTAATATTTGTTTTCATTTCTTACTTCTTTTTCCTGTATTTTTTATTGTAAAAATCTGTTACAGTATCTTTAAATAAAATGTAATTATCTTCTGATTCTGGGTTGCCATAAACAAAATCAATATTTAATACCTCAGTTGTATACGCAAATTCAGCTAATTCTTTTGCGCTCATTCTTTTTATCTTTTTTATTATTTCTTTTATTTCTTTTTCATCGCCAACGTTTCCAAACTTTGTTTCTATAGATTTAATTAAATTATTTTTATATAACGCATTCATTTTTTCAGTATATTTTTTAGTTTTCATGCGTTGCCAAGCTTTTACTTTACGTTCTAACATGCTGTTAGATTGTAATGTTTCTGGGTCAAATCTAACACTATTTAACTCTGGAAAAGCTGTTTCCCCTAGATATTTAGTTGCCCTCTGTCCATGATATTGACCTACTGTTTCTTTAACTGCTTGGCTACCTTCCTCACGTATAAAAGGTTTACCCAATATTTGTGAACGTTTTTCGGCTCTTTGCTCATTTATTTGTTCCGCCAGTTTTTCAGCTCTTTTTATAAGCTTTCTGTTAAGCCAAGCGCCTTGTTTATTTCTGTAATACCCTTTTTTCTTTTTCATAAAATAAAAAGAGTGTTTTCACACCCTTTAACTCTAGAACGGCAATTCACTTTCTGGCGGATAGAATGTGATATCAGTGAATGTGTTTCCATCTCTTGTTTTGGTTTTTGTCATAATCATTGGTACTCCCTCCTGGCATAAGTCATTAACCAGTTCTTCTTTTTCAACTTCTTCAATAAATTTGCTTAATTTTGAACCACCGTGATAATAATGTTCTTTATCTTCATCAACAATAAAGGCGATATAATGGTTATAACCATTTCCAACCTTTTTCGTTCTGTGTTCATAATCTCTTAAAGTAACCTTATCGCCTAGAATATTTTCGATTTTTTCAAGCTTTCTACCGATAAAACATTCTTTTGTTCCGTTCTGTTCCTTTGCTAATTCCTTTAATGTTTTCATTTTCTAATTTCTCCTTTACTAGTCTAATTCTAATTCGCACTGTTCATCATCCAATACAATAGCGGCATTTGCAATAAAAGTTTCTTCGCTCATTTCATAAGTGTTTACTTCTTCTTTAACACTTCCACTTACTACTTTAGCTTTGCATACTTCTTCAATGTCAGCAATTGCTTTTTTAACAATTTTTCTTTTGCTGAATTTTCCTACGAAATCAACTTCTTTTAAAATTGAATTTCCGTCATTTAGAAGTACATTAACTGAAGCTGTGCCAGTGATAATGCTCTTTTTCATTTTATCTCTCCTTTCCTTAACTACATCTTAATTATATCAGAAGATTTATTTAATGTCAATACTTTAAAGTAATTTGTTTAAATCTTTTGCGTTAAAATATGCTTCTGTATCATCATAATATACGCATGCATTTTGAAACATTGTACGTAGTAATCTCATATGATGATTGTTTTTGAAAAATTGAAGCATTACTACATTTGGTTGCATATCATCTGTAGTAAGGGCATATGTTATACTGTCATTTTTACCTACTTTGGTACTTATATATAACTTACTGTCTTTATAGTCCATCCACAAACCTAAGTGCTTTCCGTAAATATCAACGCTTGCAATGTGTATCGCTTCTGGCGTTTTATTTTTGATAAATGGAGAATCATCGTTTATAAATTCGTTATCTATCAGATAACCTCCTATTTTAGATTTTCTTTGTAGCATTCCTAACTTTGTTTGTGATTTAAAGTTTATATATTCTTGGTCGGCAAAATGGTGAAAAAGCAATAGCCCATCTTTGTCCTTTACAATGTCTTTATTATCTATTCTTTTTGTATATCCCCAGTAAACACAATGCGGGTTATTCATGGTAACCGAGTTAGCTAAGCACAGGCACTGGCATTTTTCTCGACTTCGGAAAACCGTTTCCATAAATCCAATAAGCGCGTCAACTTCGTTTGGAAGATAAAACAATTTTGACGATTTTTCAATAATAAACTCGTCAAATATAATGAGATTTACCTTATCATAATTTGTTGACTTTTTTGTTACAGCATTAGACAGGGCAACCGCTTTGCAAAATATATTTTTCTTTTTATATAGGTTTTTAGAATCTTCTTTTTCATCTCCTGTGCGTTTTATGATGTAACCTGTTCTTCCTTTTACGCTTATAATGTAGTCCGGAAATTCTCGTGAAACCTCGTCAAATTGTGTAGCAAAATCTTCTAATTCACTTTTATACCTACGCAAATATATAAATTGCTTATTTTTATATATTTTATTTTTTATGCCTTTTACAAAACTACCGTATGTTTTACCGCCACCACGGTTGCCCAGAACATAATTAAGTAGACAACCGTGTGACAGCGTTAAATTTGGGTTATACCACAAGATTAATCAATCTTCCAGTAAACCGTTTTTCCATCTGTAGTTCCGTAAGCGACATAATGTTTTTTATTTGTTTTGCTACTTACATACTCTAACCAATACCATCCAACAGCTTTTACAACGTTTTGATAGTTTAATACCATTCCTTTATTGTACCAATCACCCGTAAACGTAGAATAATCGAGACTAGGCTTGTTACGTACACGAATATAATCATACTTTGAAGTAGCTTTACCTTTTGATTTAATAGGCAAATCTGGAGATTTATTATCCCATATTTTAGGGCGTAAACATCCCGCAATATCGCTAACATACATAAGACCTTTATTAACGCTTGCTGTGCCATATTGATTCTGGGCTTGTAAAGTAAATGTGCTACCCTTGTTTAACCACCCTGCAAATACTCCAATATGGGATAGAGGTGTAAGGCTTCCTCCGTTTTTAAATACAACTACATCACCAACTTGTAAACTCGATACTGACACTTCCTTAAACTTATCTAATACACCGTTATTTTTACGGTTATTCCAAATGTCAATAACGTATCCTGTTGAGGTACAGTTAATTATTTTACTACCGATTACAGTACATAGATATGCAAAGTAATCCCAACACTGAGCGCCATAATAACCGTCAATATCATAATACTTTCCATAAGTAGACTTTAAAAAATCATTTGCTTTCATTTTTGTTCCTCGCTTTCTTCATTTCCTTTTAGTTGTTCTAAACAATCAATAAGTTTTTGTGGTACAGGCAGTCCCATCTTTGCAGAATTTTCAACGATTGAAAGACTTTCATTCGCAATATAAAACATTGTTACAAGTGTTCTGCAAATATATCCATCTGTTCCCATAGCTTTATCAACTTGCGCGCCGACTGCTACAAGCGCAAGAATCATAACTTTTTTTGCAATTCCTTTAAACCCTATTTTACTATCGAGATTAACCCTGTTTGCAATAACTCCAGTGATATAATCAAGAATCATAATAACAATAAGACACTTAAAAGCCGCATCCATACCACCATACACATATACAAAGAATGTACTTATTCCTGTCCACAAAATGTTAGCTATATCTTTATAGTTAATATTCATATAAATTACCTCTTAACTTTCTACTATTCCGTCAAGTCCACCATTAGATACACTTGACTTATAAGTATGCGTTATTTTTGATACATTCCCCAATGATACACTTCCCTCATTATATATACAATTATATAAAGTTCCCGTAGTATCTTTTCCAAAACTAAACTTTGCACCTCTTGATAACGAAGCGGCATTTCTTGCCGTGATTCTACAACTATTATGTAATTCCACGCTTGAATTTCCTACTGCTCTTATCCATCCGTTACCAGACTGTCCGCCCGTCATATTAGCAGTGCATCCTGCAAAATCGACGTTACTTCCATCGATTGTAATTTGATAATCTCCTGTAAAGTTAAACTCACAATTTTCAAATTGAACATTTGCACAGTTTTCCACCGTAATTTTCCCATCAAATCTAACGTCACTAATTTTTAAGTAGTGCGCTCTGTTTTTAATGTGTATTTCACCCGTCGCTACTGTCGCTGATGTTGAAGCCGATTGTATATGAACAGGCTGAAATGAAGACGCATAACTAATAGCAAACTGTAGATATCTAAATGGCGAATTTGCTGTTCCTCTCCCCCAGTTAGCATTACTACTATTTACTAGTATACGTTGTTCTCCTAAAATCCCATTAAATTCTAGTTCACTGCTTTTATCAGCTAACCCACTATCATATGGATTTATTTCCCATAACGACCATGAATTATAATCAGTAAAAACAGAGTTGTTACCATATTCTAGCAATTTTATAGTATTACCCGTAACATTAAGCCCCTCAAATTCTTTAGCTTCATAAGTCGGATTGCACAAATATTGATACAATAAACCGCCCGAAACCTTATCAACTCTAATAGCGTTCCTAACAAAGTCATATTTAACTGATGTATTATCACTCCATAAAGTAAATATATTTCCTTTAAAATATGCCAAACCGTTAAGCCCACCTAATCTTCTCGCTTGAATTGCTGGTCTTGAAATTGAAATAGAATATACAGAAGTAAAAGAAACATTTATTCCGTCACCAGAACATTGACAAACATGTATTTTATCATCTTCTGTCTGTACAATAATATGTTTAGAATTTCCAATTTTATTAGCAATGTTTATTTGAGAAGAAATACCATTTACAATAACAGTATTGTTATTTCCTGTAGACGCGTCATACATAATTAAATTGTTAGCATTAATTGGGCATACCATATATACATAGTTTCTACCATTTGCAGTTAAAGACGGCATATATGTTAATGAATTTCCGTGTCCCCATGGCTTTTCTTCTGTGGATTGCAATTCTAGCAAGTTATTATAACGATTTAAAACCGTCTTTCTTGTACTAGCATTTCTGTTAACGGCTAAGACATTGCTCGTATAATCGTCCCCATCCGTTAAATAACACCACCCTTGAAAACTATTGCCGTCACTTGGCTTTTCTACTTGTTTTAATAATTTAAAACTTGGATATGCTGTTGGTATTTCTTTAACAGCTAATATCTTACTATTAGGATTTTCTTCGATTGTTTGGCAATCACAAATAACACGTTCAGAACAAATAAATAATGATGTTAAATTGTATGTTCCTTTCGGAATATATACATAATCATAAGAGTTTAAAATCGTACTAATTCTATTAAACACAGATTGAGCTGAAGCGCTTCCTGTAGGGTCTGCACCTCCATCAGTAACAACGTTCCAAATCCTAGCACTTGCTTTGTTAGGAAGATTATTGTTAATAATGTTTTGAACCTGCTGTCTTGCTGTTTTATCCTTAATAGAGTATGACCCATCTTCAAATTCTAGATTAGCTACCTCTGGCATATTACTCTACCTCCTTATAACGTTTGAAAACAAAGCTTAACGTTTCCGTTTCAGCGTTATAGTTAACGCCTATTTTGATTAACCCTTGTTCGAGCCACTGCTGTAGTAAGTTACCAGCATATTCCCATAAATTATCGTTTATCCACGCTACCAACTTTTCAAACTGTTCTTGCGTTAAGTTAAGCATATCAATAACATTTGCAATCTGATAGCACAAAGCGTGCAATAATTCTTTGTCGTTATATGCCTTTATAAACTCCATATCATAACGAGTTATTGTATTAACCGCGCAATTAAGATTGTTTGTTACTGGTCTAATGTTTGGGTCAAACGGAAATGTCGGTCTAAAATCTGCCATATCTCATGTTCCATCCTTTCATATAATACATAAGTTTCATTTTTTTTCTTTTTGTTGGTGTTGGTGTCGGCGGTGTAACACCTCCATCATACTTTTTAAATATAAGCTCCATAGTGTTAACTACGGTAGTATCATTTATATACCATATGTCAACTGGTTCTGCACTGTCTTGCAAAGCATAACATGGATTTCCCATTGCGCAAGTAATACCATAGGATACAAGCTCTTTATTCTGACCTTTCGCTTGGTCTAGATGGCAATGGTCACCGTATGCTTGCCCTGCTATACCTGTATGGGATATCAAATCTCCTTGTTTAAATTTTGTTGCCGACGGCGGATTTTCGTCATGCGTAAAACTAAAGCACACATAACCTATTCCGCTTGGTGTTGCAACCTCATTATCTGATTGATAACCTCTAGTATTTCCGACGCTATCTTGATATATTAAGTGACAATCACACGGAGCATATAATGGATAACGAGCGCTGTTGCCTATAATATCCATAGGATGTCCGCAACAATGTGAAAATGAATCCGAACCAGATAACTGGGTGATATTCATTATATCACACGGAAATAAACAAACTTGATATTTCCCATCATCAGTATTCATCTTTTGTCCTGCTTTCATTGTAACACATTAACCCTTTCTATTCCATCTATTTTTAGTTTTTTAAGTTCACTTAATTTTTCTATTATACAAACTTTGTATGATAACACCATTCCATAAGTAACGGAATCAGAACATTTGTCGAGAGAACGTAACGAACGATTAACCAAATAAAGCTCCTTTCTCGCAAATTGTAAAGCATCATCAATTTTCATATCGTATGGCATTGTTTTCGGTTTGTATATCTCCATTGTTATTTCCTCCTTACCATGCACAAATAAACAAATCACAGCAAAACTTATAAATTTCGCTATAAATTCCGTTTAATTCTTCGCGGAATCGTTTATAATAATCAAAATCAATCATCATTTTTTCATCAGTTTTATTTCTGTTGAAATTTCTATTCCCTACATCATTACCAGTGGTATTATTACTACCGCTTGAATCGGTGTTATTAGTAGAATTTATGCTAACGTTATTGTCCTGTGTATCTGTCATATAAGCATTAGTATTAGTAACAGCGCTTAACGGAAAATCTCTATTTATATTATCTGTTTGCTGTTCGCTTGCTCCTGTTACATCAGTTTTATCATTGTACGAACTATTTGACCTACTTTCATTAGTAGTATCTTCGTCAAACGTTTCACGTGAAACATACTTTTCTGTTCCGCTTATATCTTCCGTAGTAATCTTATCAAAAAATTGATTATACAACGGGAATAACTGATACATTCTATCTGCTAACATTGTCTGCCACGATAAATACGTATGCGCTTCTACTGTGTCAGAAATACGATAGTTAAAGAAATGTAAAATAAAATTAACTTCAAAATCTTCTTTAAATTTGGTATCTATCGGATAATCGAAGCCAAAAACCCTAGAACGTTGATTCCTTATTAAATCCATAAAATTTGTATTAAAGTAATCAGTATTTTTATAGCCACTTCTTATGATATCACTTACTAACAAAGTCATACACCTCTTTTTCTTCATATCTGTCTGGCACTTCTTCGCCACGAACACGAATAAACGGACTGTAAGAAACTTCTAATTCCGAACATTTTTCCGGAAACCTTTCACGCGCCCAATCTCTGAATGCAATCCTTTGTTGATACATTCCACTAATATTTATGTTCCCAGCTTCTGAAAAGCTTAAACCCTCAAACTCTGTAAGGCGTTCAGACTTGTCATTCATAATAGTGTGTAACCCTACTCTTGTATCCCATTCCTGCAAATACATTTTGCGCATATTCATAAGTACATCTAAGCCCTTTCCAACGTCACCGCTAATTACTGGTACCCCGTTTATTCCGTTTAGGTCTTTGTCAACTATATACCATGTTTTTGGGTCGTTTTCGTTCATAATGTTATCCACTGTACTTTTCAATGCTTGAGCACCGCTAAACAATGTTGGTCTTCTCATCTGCCTGTGAATATAATCAATAGTTCTTTCGATTTTAGCCAACCTTTCAGCAATAGTTGTTGCTACATTAAACACTGGCAGTCCTGTATTGCTATTCCAACAATAAATAAACTCATCATCATACAATAACTTACCAGTTAAGCCTTTATCGGTTGCGATATTAACGGTTCGTACCGTAACTGGCTGAAAATAATCATCCCACGTTACCATTACATAACGAGAAGCTTTTAATATCCCATCATCATCATATAATACAAAACTTCCGTTTGCCATAAGCATATATTCTAAAATAAAAGAGGTAATTCCATCTGGCAATCCTTTCCAAACAAACAACGACATTAAATCTTCAATAAATTTATCAATATAATATGCCCATATTCTATCATTGTCCAAGTCAATTTGTATCTTACTCGCTTGCTTGTCACTTAAATAAAAAGTAGTACACTTCGATATATTACTTCGTGTCGTTAATTCGTCAAGTGTTTTCATTGCTTATCACCTCATTTTCCATATAGTTTGTTTTTACTTTTTGTAAATCAGTATGCATTAGGGTTACGCCTGCACTTACTCTAGCAATGATTTTGTTAAGATACGTTGAAGGTATATTTCCCGTTATATTTGGGTCTATAGCCTTAACGTAATTAAACAATGAATGCGTAGTTAAGTTTGGCACTTTATACCTCATAACTCTATAACCGTAACGGGTAAAATAATCGTCAATTATCGTTGCTTCCTGTTTGGTTATCGTCCTAGACCTTGCTCTAAAGTCTGCCCTACCGTTAGCGAATCCTGCGTCGCCAGATGTATTCCCTCTTGCGCTATCTGGCATACGTTGAGCACTAATATTTTGTGATAAAATGCTTGATGCTGTTGAAGCTCCAGAAGCCAATCCACCAGCTAACCCTGTAGCCATTATACTCCCCATTGAAACTCCAGATAAAGGTGATGCCATTACGGCTGTTGTTGCACCTTTTACAAAACTTTCACCGATTTGGTACATAAATCTACCTTGGTTTTGAGCTAACCACGCTTTATAAGAATCAACTATAAACGCGCATTGTGGGAAATTATTTATAGATACCTTATACAAGTCGTTATTAGTCTCACCTAAATAATTGTTTGGAAATGCTTCGACTTCCATGTTTATACCGAAAGAAAATTCAACAACCATTTCTAAGTTTCCTAAATATTCATACTTTAATTCGAGAGTTTGACCATTTCCATTACTAACTAAGCAATCAACATATGGATACGTAAATAACTTATTGTTTTTCGGGATATAACCCCCTAATGATGTTGGTCTTGACGGCAAATTAAATTTAAGCTGTTTAGGTATAGCGGAATCATTAAATAGTTTCTCAGGACACATATATAAACCTACGATAGCATCTTCTTTACCGTGCATTTGTTCTAAAATCTCCCTTGCACGTTGTGCGCCTTCATCACCTTTTCCACAATCCTCATATTCGACACCGTTAAAAATATTGCACGTTATTCTTTGATATACATTTCCTCCGTCTGGTTTTTCTGCATACCCTATAATAATATGATACTCAGCTGGGTTAAAGAAACCACTCCCAACCTCACTAACAGTCAACATATCTTTTATAGATAAGTTTTCATCCTCTAAATGATTCCCTATTCCATCATCTGTTACATTTTCACGTTCGACCATCATAGGGTTCCATTCGATATTAAACATGTATGTCTGCCACTCGTCAATAGTATAATATACTAATGTTCTTCTTTCGTTTGTGTACTGGCAATCGTCAACAAATGCATAAATTTCTTTTCCACCGTCTTCACCAAATGATAAATATGGCACATCCCTCATAGTATTTATATCAACATCCAACGCAATCACATTCATGTCCTTAATAGGCGTTACAACCGCTGAACTTATTTTCCTAGATTCAAAATACGATTTTTGTTCAGAACGAGATTGAAACCATCTAACATTATCGTTAGACGGTTGACAATCTACATTCCTGTATAAATTAGCGAACCACATTAAGCGTCTGCAATCGTATATTCAACGGTTGTGGAAGTAACACCTGCCTGTAACTTAATTGTGATTTTTGGCTGTGTTTCGGCGGCATTGATAGTCAATAGACCACTTGGAGTAATAGTTGTTCCAGAATGCACTCCAGCAGTGGTAATGCTGTAAGTGATAGGTGCTTGTCCCTCTGATAAAGAAGCCATTAACTGCACTACTTCACCCTTTTTAATGACGGAGTGGTCTTGCGGCTGTACAAATCCGAATTTTGGCGCGTTACCTCTAATCTGGTAAGTTACACTCTTTGTTACTGGACTTCCGTTATTTCCATCCTCAATAGTTGCGGTTACTGTGATAACGCTCGCCTGTTCATTCTGACCAACATACAACAACCCCCAAGGCTGAATCTGAGTTTCTGGTGCTGTATTACCTGTAAGCGTATAATGCACCTGTTTATTATCTCCAGCAGTAACGGGAATAGAAATCATTTCCGTATCGCCTTTGTTAAGAATAGTATTAGAAGCTGGTTTAAAATCTCCTAATTCTGATGGAGTAATAGCGGATGATTTAAAAGCAATTACAGGATAAACAATAGAAGACGAATAAGTTTCATGAACGTGCAAGAAGTGAGTATCGCCCATAACAGCACCGTTATGATTGAAGTCGCTTGCGTATAAATTAACGTAACATCTAAATGCATTGATATCACCCATTAAGATTTCAACGTTTTCTCCTAGGTCAACCCATGTAGGGACAGTTAACGTATGGTTAGCAATAAACTCGGTTTCCTGCATATGGTAAGATGTTGCTAATACCTTAACACTCTGGAACGCCTTTGCGCTGTTCTTCATGATAATAAAGATATTTTCTGGAGAAACTTCTCGAGTAAACCCTGCTACATTAAATTTATCACTTGGAAATAATAAGTCTAATCCCCACTGACGAACAAGAACGGTTGTGTCTTCAGCGTGTTCTTTTGTGTCGAAACCTGGAATTTCAACATAATAAGCAATGTTTTCAGCAACATATTTAAACAAATTCCAGAACCAATAGTTACGGTCAATTTTGTTTGATTCAGCTGCTACAGCAAACTGCATGTCCAAAAATCTTCTAAATGACTGCTCGCTACTAAACGCACGCTTTGCCATTTCTGGATTTACTGTTAATGCATAACGCTCTTTTCTGTTTGGCGTATGGAACATTTCTAAGTATTTTGGAATATACTGTTTCAACGCATCTTGCCACTGGATTTCTGGATTGTATTTCACTGGCTTAATTTTGTCCATTTCGATTTCGTCAACTGCTCCACCGATTGACAAATAATCACGCATAAGCGCACCGTATTTATCGGTTGCTACAGCGTACCCCATTTCATACAGTCCTACTTTGTTAAAAAGTGTGTAATAAACCTGGTTTCTCCAAGCATCATTTGAATTGATAATCTGACCAATCTGACCGAATGTTGAAGAATCAATAGTAGTATCACCAATAGCTTTCATAAGCTCTGGGTTATTAACTTCTCTTACTGCTAAGTTTAAAAGCTCAGCGCCTGACATTTTTCCTACTTCATTAATATCCGGCATTTTTGATAATCTTGACATAAAATCTCCTCTCATTCTTTGTAAAAATAATCTTCTAGTGATTTAAAATCTTTTTCCATTTTATCTTCGACAAATCCCGCGCGATTAACATCCGATAATCTGTCAACACGTTTCTTCCACACATCAATGTCTTTAGATAATTTAGAAATCTGTTCATCTCTTTCGGCTACATCTGAACGCAAATTCTCGTTATCAGCTGTTAAAGTTTCAATAGTTGATAAAGCTTCGCCATCACGGGCGCTCATAGTGTCAATGGCTGATTCTCTTTCGTTCTCATCTTCCATAGCCAAAATACCATAAATTTCTTCTTTGGTCACGTTACCACTCCTTTCACATATATTATAGCATAAAAAACAGCAAAAAGTAAATATGTTTATTGACAAATAAAATAAAATGATTTATAATAAAATTAGGTGATATATTAAGTCATATAATAATGAAGCTTTATCCACGCATAAGGATATCGCATGAATATGCTCGGCGGAGCGATTATTGACAATATATTAACCAACTTTATATAGTAGGCTCTCAGCAATGGAAAATAAAAAGCCATTTTGAGCCTATTTTTATTTTGAATTTAGTATTGACAAAATATATGATATGTGGTATACTTAATATGTCCAAGGATGGACGGTGTACTTTTTCATTTCTATTTGTCTCCTATTTGTTATTCACAGATTTACGCTTTCACAATCTGCAAAAGCGACGATTAAACCCTCACACCAAAATGGTGATGGGGGTTTTTTCGTGGAAAATGTATTGTGTATAGA